TGTTAAATTTGAAGATAAAGTTCTGGCTAAACTTATTACTAGGTATTATCCTGACTGGCGTAGGGTTATCAATGAGTGTCAACGCTATTCTGCTAGTGGAGCCATTGATGCAGCTATTCTTGCTGACGTTGCTGATATTAATTTTGATAGTTTGCTTTCGGCATTAAAGCAGAAAGATTTTAAGACTGTTAAGGGGTGGGTAGTTCAACATATGGACACTGATCCTACTACTATATTCCGTAAGATATATGACAGTACATATACTGTTTTAAAACCTGCTTCTATTCCAGAGGCAGTTCTTATAATAGCAAGATACATGAAAGATGCTACTATCGTTGCTGATCATGAGATTAATCTATTAGCATGTCTTACAGAAATTATGATGAGTTGTGAATTCAAATGAAAATTAGCAAAGAAGAATTAATGCATTGCCGTTTACAGGCATGGTTAAGAGAAAACAAATCTGATGATGTAGAATATCTTGGATATTATCCTGATATTTTATGTCAAGATCATCATTGGTATCGTATAGGAGAACATGAAGTTACTGCTGATGCCATTGAAGATATATCTTTAGTTGAAGAATAACTATGACTATTATGAAAAAATTAAAAAAAGAAAAATTAAGAAACCAAGTTAAGTCTAGATTTTATTATTTGTTTTGGGGTCTTGCAACTGTATCAGTATTTGCTGGTCAGTTATATGTCGGATCTGGATATAGATCTTACGCAGAATCTCTTAATAGAATATTTGATGCAATTGAAGTAGAAGTTAATCGTCCTAGATTTTATTAATGAAAACTCTAAAGTCATTAAAGACACCACTCAGGTATCCTGGTGGTAAGTCAAGAGCTGTAGTAAAGATATTACAGTTTCTTCCAAATCTTAATGAATATAAAGAATATCGCGAACCATTTATAGGTGGTGGATCAGTAGCATTAGAAGTTACTAAACGGTATCCTCATATACAGGTTTGGGTTAATGATCTTTATGAACCACTCTGGAATTTTTGGAAAGAACTACAGCATAATGGAGAAGAACTTCAGAATATGTTGTTGGATATAAAATCTACATTTCCAGATAGGGATACTGCTAGAGATCTTTTTATAGAATCAAAAACTAAAATCAATGACAAAGAAAAAACTGACTTTGATAGGGCCTGCTCTTTTTATATCGTTAATAAGTGTTCCTTTAGTGGTCTTACTGAATCTTCATCATTCAGTCCACAAGCGTCGGAATCCAATTTTTCCGTCGCAGGAATTGAAAGACTTAACGAGTACTCCAAACTTATTGAAAACTGGATAATAACAAATCATTCTTATGAAAGATTGTTAGTTCATGACTGGGATAAGAAGGGTCATTTTGTATACATGGATCCACCATATGATATTAAAGATAATCTATATGGTAAGAAGGGTGGTATGCATAAAGGATTTGATCATGATAAGTTTGCTACTGATTGTGATGAGTACACTTCTAGGATGCTGATATCTTACAATTCAAGTCAACTTGTTAAGAATCGTTTCAAGGAGTGGACAGTTAAAGAATTTGCACATACTTATACCATGAGGAGCGTGGGGTGCTATAATAGAGATCAAGCAAAGAGGAAGGAACTAGTCCTATTAAATTATGAAGTGTGAAGTAAAACTATTTGTGGCAGGACAAGTCTTTAAGGAGGTTGTTCATGCACGTAACTACGATGAAGCAAGACAAGTTGCACTTGCTCGTAACCCAAATGCTAGAGTAGTATCTGTTAACGCATTGTTCTCATGAAATCTTTAGAAGAAAAAATTAAAAATGCAGAGGATAGGATCAAAGAGTTGGAACTCTTGATCGAATCTTGGAAAAAGAAATTAGAGGAGGATTTTAATGAGCAAAATTGACACTCAGGGAATGAGTCTTCCTTCTGATCCTAATTGGAAAGGAAAGATACAAGAACATAAACCTGCTCTTATTACTCCAAGAAGATTATTTACTGATACATATGCTAAGGAGATGAAGATCCTTATCAATGAAGTGTTAGATGAACGTGAGCATAGGAAGAGATTAGCAGGAGCATATGATGATGTTAAACCTTTACCACCATCATACTTTGACACTAAACACTTCCAGTATCGTGTTGGAGAAGAGGAACCAGAGTATAAAGATTGGAGTCAATCTGATAATTCGCAAGAAAAATATCATCCAGGTTATTATCAATGATTAGAAAATGGATTAAAGGTATCGTCAAGGAAGCACTAATTGAATGGGAACAGGAAGTGGAGTACCTTGGACGAACAGGATATAAGTGGGAGAACAATCAATGGGTTCCTACTGATACACAACCATTACGTTTAGACGAGATACAAGAATGAGAACACAAAACAAGGAAAATTATTACTACATTTTCTGGGTTGTAGCAATGATTGCTTTCATAGTACCTCAAGTCTTTACTGCTATAGCATATCATAGGCTTGCAGATTTATTAACCAAACCCATACAAGTTGAGCACGTAAATGAATAGTATAGGATTAGAAATAGTATTCTGGACAACATTAACAATTTACTTGTTAGCTAAATTCGGAGTCTTTAAAAAATGAGACTAGGAGTTATGTGTTCTGGTGAAGGAACTAACTTCGAGAACATAGTTCACTCGTGTCCTAAACACGATGTTGTTTTGATGGTATATAATAAGAAGCACTGTGGTGCTGCAAAGAGAGCAGACAGATTGGATATTCCATCTGTTCGTATTGCTAGTAAGCATGAGGATGACATCATTAAAATATTTGAAGCATACAATGTTGATATAATTGTTATGGCAGGATGGATGAGAGTCATGACCAAGAAATTCTGTGATGCATTTCCTGGTAGAATAATTAATTTACATCCATCATTGTTACCTAAGTATAAGGGACTTCATGCTATTGAACAAGCAATCAAAGCAGGTGAAGAAACTACAGGATGTACTGTACATTTTGTTAACGAACACCTTGACTCAGGTGCTATAATAAAACAGCAGGAAGTACCAATTCTTCCTGGTGATGATGTTAAGTCTGTCACTAGGGCAGTACAACAATGTGAACATCAACTTTTACCTTTAGTACTAAACGCATTATGAAACCAAAAAAAGTATTACGTGCTATGCTAGAACAACCATGGCTGTATAATGAAGAAGAACTGAAAAAGATTCAGGATAAATTAGATGAACTTGAAGACGAAGGTGTTCAGGAATTGTGGCATCGTCGTAGCACTTTAGGATTCTCTAACAAACCTGAACAATTGAATGGTTAAGATGTGGAGAGTATGGAAATACGCATTAGGAAGTTTTTCTGATGACAAGACAGAAAAATATGACAATTACGTGGTTGTGGTACGGACTATTATATTCATTTCTTATCTTGTTACTAACTGTTTTATTATTAGCGGAGTGATCCGTCACTGGAATAATGTACCAACTGAAAGATTACCTATACAGTCTGAACCAATCCAAAAAGAATATATTGGATAATGATTCTGTTGCTGTAAAAAAGTATCAACCTTATATTATTAATAAATGTTTATCATCATTTACTGATACTATTCTGTTAGTAAATGAAATGAATAAAGCGTGGCATCTACCTAAGAAGTTACAGTATGACTTTTTACTAAATAGTGTGAAACCAAGAAAGAGATTCTCTCCTTGGTCGAAAAAGGATTCTACTGAATACCTTGATGTAGTGAAAGAGTATTATGGTTATAATGATGATAAAGCTCTTCAAGCATTAAGAATTCTTACTAAGGATCAACTCGATAAGATTTCATATTCATTACGGAAAGGTGGCAATGAGCGTAGATCATGATATACAATGGAAACAAACTGATATGGTTGAGGTTTCCTTATCCGAACCAGATGACTTTTTAAAAGTCCGAGAAACATTAACAAGAATTGGAGTAGCATCCAGAAAAGAGAAGAAGATATATCAATCTTGTCATATACTACACAAGCAAGGTAAGTATTATATCGTACACTTCAAAGAATTATTTGCACTGGATGGTAAGAAGACTAACCTATCATCTAATGATGTACAACGTAGGAATCGTATAGTACAGTTACTTGTTGATTGGGGATTGATTAAAATTAATCCAATAAGTGAAGTTAAGATTAAAGATCTTGCTCCATTGAATCAAATTAAAGTTCTTTCATTTAAAGAGAAGGGTGACTGGACTCTTGAATCCAAATATAATATTGGTAGAAAGAAACAAGAAGTAGAATAAACCGTATTCTAGTTTCATAGCAATGTGTTATAATTAGTTATGGATGCCTTCGGGATCCGCACAACACAAACTCGCTTATAAAAGGAGCTAAGAATCATGGGTAACAAAGACCTATCCCATTTCGTATGGGATCATTACACACCATTTTCTATTGGTTTTGATGAAACATTTCAGAGACTTGAGTCTATCGCAACAGCAGGAAGTAACTATCCACCTTACAACGTCATTAATGGACCTGATGGTAGAACCAGTTTGGAAATCGCTCTTGCTGGATTTTCAGGAGATGATATCGAAGTCTCAACAGAAAGGAATGTTCTAAACGTTTCAGCATATCCAAAGAAAGAGAAAGAACAGAATTATAAACATAGAGGTATAGCATCTAGATCATTCCAAAGGCAATGGCAGATGGGAGCAGACGTAGAAGTTAAGGAAGTAACATTCCAAGACGGTTTGCTTACTGTTGTACTAGAGAAGTATATACCTGAAGCACAGAAGAAAAAGCTTTGGTTCGGAAAAGAACTTAAGAAGCTTGACTCTTCTGTTTCTTAATGCTATAGTGTACACAGCGTGAATAAGATATGGCCTGTCAAGTAATAACCCTTAGAACTGGGGAACGTGTTATAACGGAACTCAAGGAAATATATGATGGAGAAGGGGATGATAAGAAGGGTGTATGTCTTCTTATGGAAGATCCATACGTCCTACACTTAGATACTCAAGAACCACAGTATCTCACTGAACAACTAGGTGCAGAATATAAGGTACGCTTTAGCAAGTGGAATCCTTATTCATCTGACTGGCAATTTAAGATGCCTTATGATGCAGTTATGACTATTAGCAATCCTGAACCAGGATTACAAACGTCATACGAACAAAAGATCAAAGAAAAACGTGAAGTTGAATTAGAAAGTTCATTAAAACTAACAAAGGAGATACATGACGGAACAAATTGAACTAAGGACTAATCATAATGTACGAGTAGTCACTCTCGACACCTCTGAGAGGGTTCTAACTATCTTTGGTGAAATACGCACTGAGGATGAAGAACAAAGGGTTATTGGTTACAGGCTTCTCTATCCTTATGCCTTATCGTTAGGTGAGGTTAATGATGATGGAACAATTCCTATTCGTTATGAGAGGTGGTGTCCATATAGTCCTGTGGAAGAACACAAAATCGGTGGAGAACATATCATTAGTGTTGTCCTACCCGATAATGGTATACTAGATAATTATGTAAATAGACTGAAACAAGTAGGTCTAACAGAAGAACAAATCTTTTTTGAGGTAAATAATGGAGGAGAATCAAGTCCTGAAGATGATGCTACTGAAGAACCAGTGGATACTGGCGAAGGTGGAGGAGATTGAAGGAGCACAATTTGGTGATCCTGATTGCATTCTAGTAGAACCAATGTTATGGGATGGTGGGCAGTTAAAAGACTGGCTACCATTTGCGGATCAAAAGGAGACAATTGTCCGTTCTTCTGATATAATAACATTTGTAGAACCTGGTAAGGAGATCCTTTCCAAGTACTACAGTTACACACCAGAAGTGTTGAGTGAATGAAGTTCTACACAAGCGTTGAACAAGCTGGCAATCGTTTGCTAGTGCGTGGTTATGATAATGGTAACAGATATAGCGTGAGGGTTCCTTTCAACCCCACGCTATATTTGCCTTCTAAGAATTATTCTGAGTGGAGGACATTAGATAATAAACCAGTAGAACCACATCAGTTTGGTTCTATAACTGAAGCAAGAGAATTTGTAAAACAGTATAAGGAAGTTCCTAATTTTGAGATACATGGAAACACAAGGTTCCTGTATCAGTATATGGCAACGGAACATCCAGAGGAGCATATTAAGTTTGATACCTCAAAGATTCGTGTCTTTACAATTGACATTGAGACAGCAGCAGAGAATGGATTTCCTGATATAGAATCAGCAGACCAAGAGATATTAGCGATCAGTATTAAGGATTCCTTTACTGGTCGCATTACTGTCTGGGGTGCTAGACCTTTTGACAATAAAGATTCTGAAGTTGATTACATGCACTTCAGATCAGAAGAAGGAATGCTTAATGCCTTTCTAGGTTATTGGCAGGACAATTATCCTGACGTAGTTACAGGATGGAATGTACAGTTATTCGATATGCCGTACATTGCTAATCGTGTAGAAAGAATATTGGGAGAGAAGGCAGTTAAACTTCTTTCTCCATGGAGATTAGTATCTAAGAGAGAGATCTTTATTAAAGGTCGTAAGCAATGGGCGGTAGATACACTTGGTATATCTACATTAGATTATCTTGATTTGTATAGGAAGTTTACTTATCAGAATCAAGAGAGTTATAGACTTGATCACATTTGTATGGTTGAACTTGGAGCGAGAAAGTTAGATCACTCTGAGTTTGATACATTCAAAGAGTTCTATGAGAATGACTGGCAGAAATTTATTGAGTATAACATTCATGACGTTAGGTTGGTAGATCAACT